GAAGGAATGGCAGACGCAGCGGCAGTAGAGGCGCAGAAGCCGGAGGTATAAACCATGGCATACGCAGCAAAGGTTGAATACGGCGGGTCTGACGTACCGATTACGTCAACGCTGTATGCAGAGTGCAATACTGCAGGGAGTACCGCAGACAAGAGCATCACGCTGACTGATATTACGAACCTTATCACTGGAATGACGATCAAGGTCAAGTTCCAGTATGCGAACACGGCGGTGAACCCCAGACTGCTGATTAACGCTACGGACGCGAAGCCCATCATGAGGAACGGGAATCAGGCGGTGGGGACCCGGATGGAAGATTCATGGCCTGACAAATCTATCGTCTCTCTGACCTATGACGGAACGAACTGGATCATCGACGGCTGGCTGAACACAGACACGAACACAACGTATACAGATGCGACGCCGGGCGTGAGCGGCCTAATGCCGGGAGCGGACAAGACCCGATTTGACGGGCTGGGAATCCTGACGTATCAGAACGTCAATGTTCCGGTATCTGTATGGTCTGCCGACTCGACCTATCCGGGGTATCCGTACAAGGCCGAGATTCCTGTCGGAGACCAGACAAACAAGATCGACTTCACCAACTACGTCCCGACGGTCATCTTCAGCGTGGACCAGATCAGCAGTTACGGGCCTGCACCTGTTGCGCTGAGCGGGCTGGGAAAGGTCACGGTCTACACGCTTGTGAAAGAAGAGACCAACGCAATCAGTATCCCGACCATCCAGATGGTCAAGGGGGGTTAAGCATGATCGGACGGACGAACACAGGCGCGGGCGGCGGCAGCTGCCTCGCCTTAATCCGGGTGCTGTACAAAGCGGGGACAAACGCAACCTGCACCAACGGAACAATCACCTTCCTGAGCGATCAGAGCGGCGACTACCTGTTCCTGCTTCCTGTTGCTGGAACGTGGACGATCACAGGAACGAGCGCAAATGACGTCGTGAAGACGATTACGGTCACGCTGGCGAGGGGCGATGCGAAGACGATCACCATCGACACCCTGATCCCGCCCGCATACCGAACCACCTACCGGGAAGTGGAGTATCTTCAGGTAACCAATACAGATTACTTCAGCAAAAAGCCAAACCTTCCGCTTGAAGTGCCGATAGTCCAAGGAAGCTGGACGTTTGAGCTGGAAAAGCTGTGGCTCAAAAACCCGCCTATTCAATATGCCGAGGCGCTCAATGCCGGAGGGCTGGCGCTCAGTTGCCCTACCCAGTATATTCAGCTGGGCGAACCAACTTCGGCTGGAACCATGGCGGCTACCAAGGTCATTACGACTGAAACCAATCTTGACTACACAATTCACTGGTCAAACGACAGCACCGAAGAAAAGCCGATCAGCCTGACTGTGGGCGGGGAAGAGCTTTTTTCCGCCACGTCAGTGGCAGGCTGGACCTACGACTACCCTCTGTACGCGTTCGGCAACACTAACACATGGGCCGCTGCCTGGCCCGGCAAATACGGAGCGATCAAGGCCACGAAGGACGGGGTTCTGCTCCATCACTTCATCCCGAGCAAACGGATTTCGGATGGAATGCCGGGGTATTTCGATCTGCTGACCAACGAGTTCAAGCAGGGGTATCAAAATACGGACGGAACGATTACGAAGGTGCTTGAGGTCATAACCTGCGGCCCTGAGATCGGAACGTGAGGTGACACATGGCATATCAGACGACAGGTTCCATCACGGGGATGGACGTATTTCAGGCAGCAATCACGATTATGGACGAGCTGTCTGACGAGGGGAAGTACAAGTACGAGGACACGGACGAATACCGCAACCGGACACTCTCGATTCTGAACGTGCTTCAGAACGAGCTGTATCCCTTCAGTGATACCTACGGACTCAATCAGGAGTGGGGCAGCAAGCGCAGGCCGGTGGCAAGCAGGCTGGAAGACCTGTACAGCGAGATTGACCTCGATGATTACTGCGCGGGGACGGTGCTGCCATACGGACTTGCGGCCCACCTGCTTCTCAACGAGGACCCGAGCACGGCGAACTACTGCCAGCAGAGGTATGACGAACTGAAGGCCTCGCTCATGCGCGGGATGCCGTCGGGGAGTGAGGATATCACAGACGTCTACGGCGGGATTGACGTCAGCCCGTACAACGAATTCAGCCGCTGGGCATAAGGGGGCGTGACGGATGGCAAGGCCGAAAGGCAGCAGAAACCGGCCGAAAGACGGAGCGCCGGACCGGCCGTACCGCACACCGGAGGAGCTGCAGGCAAAGATGCAGGAATTCTTCAACAAGAGGGAAGGCGGGGATGCCTTCCCTTCCGAAGCCGGAATGAGAATCTTCCTGGGTCTGGGGCACAAGAGCTGGAACAGCTACGTCGAAGACCCGGCCTATGAGCTGGTATTCGACTGGGCGCAGGACATGCGGGAGGACTGGGCGTCACGGAAACTCGCGGAGAATCCGAGAAGCGCACAGGCGTATCTGAACATTCTGAAGCAGCCGAGCAATGGCGGCTGGATCGACCGGAAGACGGACAAGGAAGACAAGGTCATCGAGATCCGGGCGGCAGGCGTCGGAGGACCGGAGGCGTTTAAGCAATGAGCCGGGGCGTGAACAAGATCGGGACGGACCAGACGGCGAGCGGACAGACAGAATCGAAAATCAAGGGCCTGAAGGTCTGGGACCCCGGGGTGGCGAACCCGAAACAGCAGGAATTCTACATGGCAAAAGAACTGTATGTGGGATTCGGCGGAGCCAAGGCCGGCGGCAAGACGCACGCGGTGCGAATCAAGGCCTTCGGCGCGGCGCTGATGAATCCGGGCATCCGGATCATCATCTTCCGAAAGACGTATCCGGCGCTGGAAGAAAACCATATCAGGCCGCTCAAGAGCATGGCAGTGAAGACCGGAGCCGCCACCTACAACGGGACGACAAAAATGCTGAGCTTTGTCAACGGCAGCACCATCCGATTCGGCCACTGGGCCGGGGCGGACAGCGAGGACGAATACAACGGCCAGGAATACGACCTCGTGTTTCTTGACGAGGCAACACAGTTCTCGGAGCGGGCGTTCAACCTGCTGGCCGGTATGCTCCGCGGTGCTTCCCCGTACCACAAGCAGATGTTCATCACCTGCAACCCGGGCGGCGTGGGGCACAACTGGGTCAAGAGACTGTTTATCGACCGGGACTATGAGACCGGGCACGAAAACCCCGAAGAGGACGAGCATCCGGAGGACTACCGCTTTATCTGGGCAAAGGTCGAGGACAACGTGCAGATGCTCAAGCACTCGCCGAAGTATCTGGAAACGCTGTCAAAACTCCCGGAGGATGTGCGTCACGCCTACCGCTACGGCGACTGGGACGCGCTGGGCGGCGGGTACTTCAAGGAGTTCAAAAAGCCGACGCATGTGCGGAAGGCCTTCCGGATCCCGGCACACTGGAAACGGTATCGGGCATTTGACTACGGCCTGGACATGTTCGCCTGCGTCTGGTTTGCGGTGGACACGGACGGCAGAGCCTGGGCATACCGGGAAGTGGAGAAGAAGGGCCTAATCATTCAGGACGCGGCGGCGCTCTGCCTGCAGAACAGTCCGGCGTTTGAGAAGATCGAAATCACCTATGCCCCGTGGGACATGTGGAGCCGGACCAAGGAAAGCGGCAAGACGATGGCGGAGCAGTTCCTGCAGAACGGGCTTGTCATCGTACAGAGTCCGAGGGACAGGGTGCAGGGGCACATGGCAATGAAAAGCATGATGGCCCCGCTGCCGCTCAAGGACCCGTTTGTGAGAAGCCTGTTTCCGGATGGGCAGGTCCCCGCCACGATGCCGGGGCTGATGTTCTTCTCGGACCTCACAAAAGTCATCAAGGACATTGAGGAAATTCAGGCGGACGAGAAGAACCCGAACGACTGCGCCAAGGACCCGCACGAGATCACCCACACGGTGGACGCGGTCCGAGGCTTCTGCGTCAGCAGGATCATTCCGACGGAAGCGCCGGAGGTCAAGAAAAAGCGGAGCTTCGAGGACCTGATCGACCAGAAGGAAGAAAACTACGAGACATTCATGTGCGGCGGGGAGCCGGGACCGGATTATCTCGGAGCCGCATAATGCAGGAGGGAAAGCATGACGGAACTGATTATTCTCACGGCGGCTGTTCTGGCGTTCTGCGGGGCTTCTGCGGCGATCACAATCAGAGCCGATAAAAGAGCCGCAAAGGCGGAAGAAACCGCACAGCGGGCGTTAAACACGGCCGAGAAAACAATTATCGAGGCAAAAGACAAAATGCGCGTGCTGGAAGGGGCGCTCGGCGGCGCGAACATCCATTTTCAGGAACTCAGGAAAGAGAACGCGGCGCTGCGGGACGAGCTTGGG